AAAGTACAAAAAAGTTTATTGGAAAAAGCAAGTGACTTTGTTAAAGACACCGCAGGTAGTATAGTTGATGAAATTCAAGCAGCTCCTTCTAAAATACCTGAGTATGCAGGAGAGTTAGCTGAAGATAAAATTAAAACTGAACTTGTAGAAAAAGTTGTAGGCGAACCAGAAATGATGGAAGAAACTTTAAGCAGCGGTTATGTTATGCCTTATCAAGAAGTAACTGTTGGTCAATATCAATCACAAGCTATAAACGACAGAGCTTATCAAATGGCTTTAGACCCTGTAGGATATGGAATGACACATCCGTTTGGTTATCCTGCTCAAGACTTCTACAAACAACAAATGTTACAGTTTTCTAGACCACAAGTATAAAGGATTAAAAAAATGCAAAAAGAATTTGATAAAATACAAGCAGGAATGGGAAGACCTATTCCGGGTCAATCATTAACAAACGACCCAGATAATCCTGCACCTTATGAGCAAGCTCCTATGTTTACTACGGTTGATGAAGCTTCAAAATATTTATGGGACTTTATTACTGATGAACCTAGATACGTAGCTATTATGCGAGCAGTTGACGAAGAAATTCCAGTTATGGAGCTTGTCAGAGTTATCTTGTTTAATCACTTTGTAAAAGGAGCATTTAATCCTGATTTAATGTTAATGATGGCAGAGCCTTTAGCTTTTATGATTATTGCATTAGCCGAAAGATTAGACTTAGATATTAAAATTACAGACGATGATGATGACGATGAAGAAGAAGAATTGTTTGGTACTAAACTAGAAACACAAAAATTAGACCAACTAAGAGCATCAGCTAAATCGTCTAAACTTCCACAAGGTTTTATTACTCAAGAAATGGAAGAAGAAATTAGAAATCTTCCAGATGTTTCTAGTCTATTAGCTCCTCAAAATGAAGCTGTAGACGAAGGACCAGTAGAAAAAGTTTCTTTGGACCAAGAGGCTAACACAACACAAGAGCCTTCAATGCTGTCACCACAGCCAGATTTACCGCCACAACAACCTACAGAGCAAGAGGTATAAGAAATGTCATCATCATCAGATTTAGGAGCAAGCTTGCTAGCAGACGTTCGTCAAAGAAATGACCAACGTGAAAAAGCTGCTAGAAAACGAGCTAAAAGAAATGCATGGAAAAAACTAGGCGTTGAAGTTCTTATCGGTGCAGCCGACAGCATGCTTCAAAATCGCCAAGAAGAATTTTTAACTAACGAAGATAACATGAGAGCTAAGTTAAGTATCGGTACAGCTAATAAAAACGCTACTGAAATTTTTAATACTGAACAAGCTGCTAAAGCTTTTAATGGTGGTCGAGAAGCTTACTGGACTGAAAAAGCTAAGCCAATGGTAGAAGACTACTTACAAAAAGAATATGCGGCAGGAACTTACAACGAGTCAGACTATAATAAATTTGTTAAAAATTTATCTTCTAAGTATGGTCAAGAACTTTCTAATACGCACAATAAAAGACTCGAAATAGCTACAAACTTTTTAAATACTACAGGTGGTGGAGATGCTGTTACTGACTTTAATAATTCTCTTAAACGCCAAAAAGGTTCAGGTATAAAAGGGTACGTAGCTGAACTTCTTAACAGAGGCATCCCTGAGTCTCTTAAAGACGACACAGCTACTTTATCATCTCGAATGGTTACAAATGCTGAAACATTTCAAAAAGCTTATGATGAAACAGGGGATGCTGCATTGTCAGAATTTATTTCTAAAAATAAACTATTAGAAAATGTAGACTTAGGAGACCCTACTCCTACGCTAGGCACTCCTGTAAAATTACAAAACCATGTAACAGGTGAAGAATATTTATCTATACCTGTAATACAAACTAAAAAAGACGGTAGTGTTTCAATAACTACTATAAATGCTACTGATAATGGAAATACGATTACTAAAAACGATGTAAGTATGGCAGAACAGACATTTGCTGCTATAGTTAATAACGCTATAGCTAAAGGAAATAGTCCCTTAATAGCTTCTGGAATGAGCAGTTTAGCTAATTTAAGTGCTGAAGATAATAAGCTTGTTGTATCGTATATTGAAAAAAGATTAAAAGACGCAGGTCTTAAAAGAAGTGAGCCGTTTTATGCTAAATCTGCTGAAAAAGCTAAAGATAGATACAACGCTATTGTAGGAACAAGTATTTATACTTTACAACGAGACGGTTTTAATCCTACTCAATCTTCTGCTATTTCTAATGAGCTATTATTAAATAGTTTTAATTCTCCTGTAAATAAAGTTTTAAGTGGTGCAGGGTCATCAAATCCGTGGCATACTTTAAATGCTATACACAGCGCTGTAACTAAGAAAAAAATAAATATACCCCCGACTATGCAGTCTACATTGATTACTAATAATTCTTTAAATCTTTTAAGGGCTTATAGAAGCGAGACAACTGCCGGACAAAAAGCAATAGATGCTATGTTAGAAGACAATAACTATTTTATTCAAATCGGTGTCGATGAAAGTGTAAGGGACGCACATTTAGCTATACAAAAAATAGTTAAAAATCCGAGAGAATTTGCAGGAATGTCAGATTCACAAGCTCTTGAAGCAGCATCACAATAGGAATAATAAATATGACAGATTCTTTTTTTAAAGCTCTTGAAGAAAAAAAGGGCGTTTCTTATGAAGAACTAGGGACTGCTAAACGATATGAACTAGAACAAAACGCAGTTCCTATTAATTATACAATGGATGAGTTTGAACAAGACCCAGATGTTATAGTAGGTTTTGATATAGTTACAGATTATTTAGCTAAAAATAGAAGCATAGCTAATGCTTTAATAGATTCGGGCGCTACATTAGGCGAACAAGATGATGTAATAGAGTTTATGCGTGACGATAAAGCTAGAATAGGTGCGCCTGCTGCAAAAGCTATGATATTAAAAGATGCTCCAGAAAATGTAAAAGCAGCATATAGATTATTACAAAGCCGATTTGAAGCTGCTGAAGTTAAAGGTTTAGGTCAGCAAGTTAAAAGAATTGCAGATTATGGAACAGACATGATTTACAATCCTGAAATGATAGCTACTGTTGGTAGTATAGTTGCAGCTCCTTTTTCTGGAGGGTCTTCGTTTGTAGCAGGGCAAGCCGCTAAACAAACAGCTAAATATGCGGCAAGACAAAAGTTAAAAAAAGCTATTGCAGCTACAGGACAAGTTATAAAAAATAATCCTAAAAAATATGCAGCTGCTATGAGCGCTTATTATGGTGGAGGCGGTGATTTAGCCCAACAAAGTTTAGATGTTAGTTTAGATAAACAAGATAAAATTAATTACGGTCAAGCAGCTGCGATTGCCTCAATAAGTGCACCTATTGGTGTACTAGGATACGGTTTATTTCATGCTGCAGGTAAATTAGGAAAAAAATATTTTCAAAAAGCTACTGACCCTGAGCCTCAAGTGCCTAATGAACAGGCTGTAGATTTATTTGATTCTGCTTTAGAAGGAGAATTAATTCCTAAATCTGGAGGAAAACTAGTTGAAGAAGCCTTTAGAGTAGCTGGACCTACAACAAAAGTAAAAAATGTAGGAGATAATTTAGAAAAAATAGCTAAAAAGTTTTCTAAAGAAGTAGGCGGTGGAGAGCAAACTAAAACAGAAATTTTATCACGTATTCGAGCATTAGCTGATTCAAATGTTACAGACGATGTAGCTAGAAATCAACTAAAGCAATACTTGTATGAAACAGCTGCAAACTTAACAGGTAGTTTTTTTGGTAAGCATGCCGGTATTTTGTCACCACACTTAAAAGTTTCTGGTACAGCTAGAGAGCTACAAGAAAAATTAGCTCATGAATTTGCAGTTAAAACTAATAAAGCAGACCAAAAAATAGTTAGGCAAGATTTATCAGAAGCTCAACGTGAAATAACGGGTAAGTTTAATGAAAAATTTAGAGCTATTGTAGACGATTTAAACTTAGCAGATAAAAACGGTAATTTAGCTGAGCAAATAAATGATGCTTTAATGCTTTCATTACGTAGCAATCGTCCAATAAAACATGATAATTTAGATGAAATAACTAACGAAGCTATTAATAAAGCAGCTATAGGCGTTAAAGATTTATATAATGAAATGGGTGTAAGTCTTAAACAAATTGGTGTTATTGATAAGCTTGTAGATAATTATGTTCCTCGTATGTGGGATAGAAAAGCTATTGAAAATAATGAATCTGGTTTTATAGATTTGTTAGTTTCTAAAGGCGGCATGAGCAGAAACGCTGCTCAACGAACTGTAAATTCTATGCTTGATATTCAAAATCAAGTAGATACAGCCGGTGGCGGTGGATACTTTTTTTCATCTAAACGTAAATTAAACGACATTGCACAAGATGCAGACTTTCAAGAATTTTTAAATTCGGATGTTTTAGGTTCTTTACATGCTTATACTTTTCAAGCAGGTAAAGCTTTAGCTAAACATCGTGTATTAGGTGTAAATAATGTTAAACAATTTGAAAAATTTTGGACTAAAAGAATTAAAGCAGAAGTTCAAAAAGCCGGAGGAAAGTTTACTAAAGCGCACGAAGAGCAAATTACTTCTTTATATAAACATGCTACTGGTGAAGGACTATCAAGATACGGAAGAGCAGGTCAAAACATTGCAGATGCTTATGGTTTAGGTACTCGAATAGCTTATTTAGGTTTAGCTACTGTGTCTAGTTTAACAGAAGTAATGTTAAATTTATCTCGTGGTGGATTTGTAAATAGTGTAAAAGGTTTAGGAGAGGCTTTAAGCATAAGCCAAAAACACATTACAGGTGATTTGCAGAAAAAACTAATGAAAGACCACAACTTAACTGCTGCTGAAGCTTTGTCTGAAATGCGTAAGTTTAGTATTAACGTAAATCAAAACTTATCTCAAATAGGAAACAGACTAGCAGGCGATGATTTAGTTAATGAAAAAATGCAAGATGTAAGTAATAAATTTTTTCGTGGCAACATGCTAGACCAATGGACTAAATTTGTACAGACCGTTTCATTTAGTACAGGTAAACGGCTGATACATGAAAACTTAGAAGCTTTATCACATTACAAAGGCGGTAAGCTTGATGAGCGTGGTAAAGTATTAGCTGATGAACTTAAAGACTTAGGTATTGATTATCGTCAGGGTGTTAATTGGCTTAATGCAGGTGCTAAAACAAATACTAAGTTTTATAACGAAGCTTATTTAAGAGGGGCTGCAAGATATACAGACGAATTAATTCTTCAACCTACAGCCATGTCAGGATTAAAACCTAAATGGCATTCTCATCCTAAAACAACTATATTGTTTCAATTATTGGGTTATCCTGTAGCGTTTACAAATACTATTATGAAACAAACAGGTAAACGAATTGCTAAAGCCCCTATGCGTAATTTATATAAAGTTGTTCCGGCAGCATTAATTATGACAGGTATGGCACGTTGGACTAACTATTTACGTACTGGCGGTAAAAGCGAAGAAGATAAAGAAACGTCTGAAATTATTTTAGACTCTATTGCTCGTTGGGGTGGTAATGGTATTTTATTTGATTCTATGGAAAGAGCTTCAGAAAATGCTAAATACACTAAAAGCAATGTACCATATGTTACAATGCCGTTTGGTCCTATAGGTTCAGACGTTTTAAGTTTATATCAGCAGGGTTTGATTCCTACAGCTGCAAATAAAGTTCCTGTAATGTCTGGTTCGTATTTCGGTAATCAAATATTAGGAGAGCCTACAGTTAGACAGTTTAAAGCTGACGCTAAGGATTTGCAGGAAGAAGTATTTGGTGATTTTATTCCTAAGTTTGACAATGAAATAGCTCCAATGGGTTATGCTGTAGGAGGTTTAGTAGGTAAGGCAGCTAGTCAAGTTTCAAAGTCTCTTGCTGATATGTATAAAAATGTTCCTGCTAGAGTTCAAGAGCCTAGTGAATTTAAAGAAATTGTTTCTAAAGCTACCGATGGTGTATTTGATTCTAATTTTTTAAATCGTGAGGCTGCAAAAATAGATAGTAATTTAGCAGAATTAGAACTTGAAGGAGTTTTAAATTTATCAGACCTTGATGATATTGATTTTGTAAATGCTTTAATAATTAATGAAGTTAGAAAAACTAACAAACCTTTAGCAGAATTAGAAAAAATACCTGAGTGGAAAAAAGCTATAGAAAGCAAAAGCCCAGAAGAATTAGAAATTAATTTTGGTAAAGCTCAAGATGCTATGGGTATTTCTAAAACTCATAAAGAATCAATACAAACTATTTCTCAACTAAAACAATTAGTTGACCCTGATGGTGAAATTCAATTTATTGTTTCAGATTTAGTTAGAGACTTGAGAAATAAATATCAAAAGTATAATATAGATACGCTACCTGTTAAAAAACAAAAATCTAAAAAAGTTAAATTTAATAAAACTTTATTGAATACTCAAGACTTTATAGCTAATATTATAAGTACAGGATATCACGGAGAAAATTTATCTGACAGAGGAGCAAGCAAAATATCAGCTGATATTATTTCTAGGCTAGCAGCAGAAAAAGAAATTGATTTTTCTAAATTTGTAGCTCCTAAACTTAAACCAGAAACTACAGACTTAACAGTAGTGTCAGAAGATAAACGTAAGAAAGCTTTAACAAGATTTATTAAAGACTCTGCAGAAAAAAATCCTGTTTTTCGTGGAGTTACTTCAATGCAACAAGCAGAATACAATGTATCTTTTGCATTTCCTAGAGAAATAGGAACTCACGTAGGAACTGAAGGTGCAGCAACTGTGGTTCTTATTCGTGGTCTTCCAAACAATTTAGCTAAACAAGATTTTAAAGAAATTATAGACACAGGCACTTTAACTAGACAAGAAGCTGCCGATAGATTTTCAGATTCACGGCTTTTAGATAGAGACTTGCCAGAAATAAATGAGTTTACTACAAGCACTGACGATATTCCAAATGATGTGTCTGGATATTTTGGTAACGATATGGATATAGACATATACGGTGAACCGTTAGTTAAGCCTTTAACAATGCAAAAGGGGTACATTAATGTTAAAAATCCGCTGTTTATTGATACAGACTTAGCAGGTTGGGAAGCTGAACGTATTCTTACTGGAGGCGATTGGGACGAACACTTTATGAAAGCTATTAAACTGCAAGGCAAAAAGCTAACCCCTAAACAACTAGAAAAAGTAGATGAGCTAACTGCTCGTTCACAAGAGTTTGAAAGGTATTTTGATTCAGGAAGTTTAATGCCTGCAAATATTTTAGATGCTCAACGTGATAATTTAAAACGTGCTGAAATAAACATAGACTTTAGAAACTTATTAAATGATATCGGTTTTGATTCTATTATGTATAGAAATGAAGTTGAGATGGGTTTAAAAGGAGAGTCTGAATATTCTTATATTTTATTTAAACCACAACAGTTTAAAGTTATGGCATCAAAGGGATTTGACCCTAAAGATTTAAGAGAAGGTTTTTTCCTCGGTGGTCTTGTAAATAAAGTAAAAAGAAAAGTTCCTTTAAATATTAGACAGTTAGCTGCAGATATACTTGGAGATGAAACTAAAGTAACAGAGCATGACTTATCTGAAAAAGAACTAGCAGCTCTTACAAAGACTGTGAAAACTGCTCGCTCTAAAAAGAAAGATGTTATTGAGTACGAAGACTACGAAACACACGATAAGTCTAAAAAGAATGCTCAATATGTAGATGTAGGCGCAGGCGGTTCAACTAAAGACTTTGTTAAAAAACTTAGCGACCCTGCTTATTCTATGAAGACTACATTGGGTCAAGCTCAGATAACTATGGATAAAGAAGGTAATACAATTATTAGAGATAGATACAACTTTAACGATTCTGATGGTACTTTTAAACTAACCAGATTTTTAAAGGGTATGAAAAATGCAGGTCTAAGTCCATATAAACAAATGAGAAATATAGGAAAAGAGCTCGGAAGCCCAGAAGGTTCTGGTGCTGAAGTTGAAATTAATCTAGGCAAAATAAATGAAAAAGAATTAGCCTTAGCTAAACAGGAGTTTGATAAAGTAATATGAGTGAATTTAAATATTTTAAGTTAAGTGATTTTGATTGCCAAGAAACTGGCGAAAATAACATGGATGTAAATTTCATACATAAACTAGATGAGCTTCGAGCTGCTTGTGGATTTCCATTCCATATTACTAGCGGCTATCGTTCTGAAAAGCACAGCATAGAATCAAAGAAAGCAAAGCCCGGCACTCATGCTAAAGGTATTGCGGCTGATATAGCTGTTAA